TAGATGGTTATTTGCGTAAAGGTTCTAAACGTAATTGGGATTATGGTTTTGATATGGAAATTGCAACAAAAGCGTTAGATTGGGCATTTACACATACTAAAGCACTACCTATATTTATAAATAAAGAGTCTAAAATTTCTATGCGTAAGGATATGGTTGAAGGAATCAATCCTCAGGGTGGATACTGGGTACTTCCTGAATACAGTTCAAGAGATGTTACTAAATTTTTTGAAACTAACCCATTAAGGCAAATAGCTAATGTTATGACATGTGGCACAAGTGAATTAAAAATGATTATTGATGACAATACGTCACAATCAGGGGGATGGGTTGGAGAGCAAGAGGCTAGAAGCACTACTGAGACAGCTAGAATCGGAGAATTATCTATTCCTATTCATGAAATTTATGCAGAACCTAAAGCTACACATTGGATGTTAGAAGATGTCAATTTTGATTTGGTGTCATGGGTAACAAATAAAACTATTCAGATAACAAATTTATATGAAAATAGCGCTTTTCTTCAAGGAAACGGTTCTAAAAAAGCAAGAGGTATTTTAAATTATCCGGCTTGGGGTGGTGAAGCTGTTGCATTTGGTAATGATTCTAACTATGAACGTAATGCTCTTGAGCACATTTATACAGGTACAGCTGGTGTATTAACGTATGATTCTTTGATAAATGTTCAAAACTCATTGTTAGAGCAATATCAAGCTAATGCTCAATGGTTAATGACAAGGTCAACATGGTCAGTTATTTTGCAACTTAAAGATGATCAGAATAGACCTTTGTATAATCTTAATAATTTACTTCAAACGGGTGCAGACAAAGTATTATTGGGTCAGGAAGTTAGAATTGCGGCACCGACACAAACTGTTCAAGAAGGTACTACTACTGGAAGTTTACCAGGTATGCCTCAAGTCGTTACTGGTGGCACTGATCCTGTTACTGGTGTTATAATTTATGGTGACTTTAGAGAAGGATATGGTATTGTTGACAGATTAGGGTTTACTACTATTGTTGATATTTTGACTGAAAAACAATATGTTAAATATTATACTCGTAAGAGAGTGGGTGGTGCATTAACAAGTTACCAATCTCTTAAAGTATTAGACGCTATTGTTGCTCCATAATACTATTTAAGGAAATATCATGGCAATAAAAGATAATAAATCTAGTAGTTTAGGTGTAATATTATTTAATCAAAATTTAGTTTCAGATGGTATTATTTATAGTGGGTCTATAGATACTTTTGATTATGATAATGGAATAACAATTATACCGATAAATTGTGCGGTATCTCAAGAAACAAGTTTTAATGTAACTAATATTCAAGATTCACCTGATGATGTTAATTGGACAAATATACCATCCAATCAACTAATTGGAAATTGGCCATTACCTCCTTATGTAGCGCCAGGACAAGTTAGTGGGGAAGTAATAGAAACATTGGGTGTAATTGGAAATAATCGTTATATAAGAGTTGAATTGACAGTATCTAATTATACGATGGCTATTAGAGTTGTAATATTGGCATATGTAGGTGCTGAAGTAGTATAATAGTAATAATGAGGTAAATAAAATGGCAATTAAAGATAATAAATCGAATACGAATCCAATTTTAGCGGTAAGAGATACTATTGCTGCGGATGGTGTATCTTATACTTATGGTGTAGATACAGCTGATTATGATAATGGTATAACGTACGTTCCTACCATTGCTACACCATTAACGGCTACTACAACAGTTACTATCACTAACATTCAAGATTCACCTAATGATACTGACTGGACAAACGTTCCATCCAATCAAATAATTGGAGATTTGAGTACAGCTCTATATGCGTCAACATCATTACCTTCCCTTGGAGAGATTATCTCTTCATTTGGATTAATTGGTACTAACAGATATGTAAGATTAGAGTTGACTACAACGAATTATGATGTTGATGTTGTTTTCATTGCATTTCTTAATGCGGGTATTGAAGTTGCTCCAGGAGATCAAGGTAAACCGAATTAAATATTATGAGTTTTGGAAGTTATATTGGAGGGGCTAACCCAGCATTAATTGTAGGAAATGTAAGAAATACGCAACAATATACCTATGATATTACTGTCCCTCCAATAACTACTCCAATATCATTAGCTCTTGTAAAAACACATTTAAAAATAGAATTAGTAGATGTTGAAAATGATGCCTATTTAGAATTTTTAATAACAGCTGCTACTAATTTTTTTCAAAATTATACGAATAAAATAACAATAAATACAACATTTAGAACATTTTTTGATCAATTTAGGCAATCATTTGAATTGGCTAGATCAAAATTAAATACTTTATTATCTTTCGATTATTTAGTAAATGGCTCATGGGTAACAATTGATTCTACAATGTATGCTGTAACCTATGAAGAAAATTATTCGAGATTATATTTCCCAACTTTTGATGTTATACCAACAGATAAAGATGATCTATTTCAATCAATACGTGTCAATTTCATTGCTGGATATGGTGATACTGATTCTAGTGTACCATCGGATATAAAATTAGGTTTACTTAATCATATTGCTGATATGTATGAAAATAGAGGAGATTGTGGTGATTGTTCATGTATAGATATAGAGAGTTTGCCACCTTTAACCCGAGATATTTATATAAAATATAGACATATGAGTGCATTTGGTTCACCTTTTAGGGGGTAATATGGCTAAATGTAAGAAATTAAGACGTATAAAGACAGAAGTTTGTATTGGTAATATGACTAAACGTATTGTCATTTATCAAAGAGTTTTAACTCCACCATCCAATGCGTTTACTTCATCATCGCCCGATTATACTGAAGAAGAAGTAGTTTTGGCTACAGTGTGGGCTATGGTAGCAACCCCTAAACCAAAAATATTTTTTGATGGTGTATCGACAGATGATAAGATAACAGATATTTTTTATATACGATACATAGTTGGAATAACCGCTCAAAATTGGATAATTTATAACGGATATCGTTATGATATAGATTCGGTTGAAAATATGGATGAAAATTCATTGTTTATTAAGATTAATGCTATAATTAGAGGTGAAGTAGATAAAGAGGCATCTGAAGCGTGATAGATATTATCATACAACAGGGGAAAGATAATACTAAAATTTTTAATTTTATAAAAAAAATAGAACAACAATTTAAAGAAGGTATTAAAAATGGATTCAATGAATCATCTAAATTTTTAACACAAACAATACATGATAGTTTTAGACTACCTAAAAGTGGACGAACCTACTATTTGATAGTTAATGGTAAACCTATTTACCATAGGGCTTCTGCGCCAGGAGAAGCGCCAGCTATTTTAACAGGTGAATTAGATCGTAGTATTAAGGTTAGAATATCAGGGTCTACACAAATGAAATTGTCAGCAGGAAATGAAAAAGCCTATTATGCTGAAGATTTAGAGTATGGATATGGTGTTAAACCAAGACCCTATTTAGAACCTGCTGTCATATCAAATAATGGTAAAATCATCAACTCATTTTATATGAATTTAGATAGAGCGTTAATATTAAAATGAAATTACAACCCATAATAAACCAACTTGCAGTATATTTACCTTTTGCAACCACTAGATTTACAGATCAACTTACAGTAATTGGTGCAAGTCAAACTGGTACTACTGTAACGATAGAAACCAGTACAGATCATAATTTAACAGTAGGTAATACAATTGTTGTGACTAATATTGTTATAAAAATACCAATAACAAGTATCACATTAAATACTTCAGAAAATACTATAACAGTAAGAACATCAGTTGATCATGGTTTGACTGATAGTTTTGATTTCTCTTCTAATCAACCAAAAACATCTCAATTTACACCTACTGTTACACTAATGGATGTTAGTGAATCTGAATATAATGGAACATTTAGTATTGTAAATGTTCCTAATAGAAATGTTTTTGTAGCACAGTTAATAAATGTACCTGTTTCTTCTCCGTCTAATGATGGTTACAGCTTACGTTATTCATTTAGTGATTATAATGGTGTAAAAGTTGTCAGTAATATTATATCTAGTACAGAATTTGAATATACTGTTAATGTTTCATTAGATACTGAAACAACTAATTCTGGATTAATTCATACTTCTCCTAGAATAAGTGGAGCTATAGATTTAACTAGAGCTGAAGAATCTTATACTAAACAGGCATCTGAAAAATATTGGTTATTTGTCTCTCAAGGAAGTAGTGTTGCATCAAAAAATAGAGAATTTTTAAACGATTCCGTTGATATGTGGGGAAGTGGGATGGATTATCGTCAACGAGTATTAGAGGCAATAAACGTTTTTATTTTTGTTCCGACTTCAGATCAATTAAGTGGTAGAAGTGGAATAGATTCGCTTGAAGATATAAAATTAGCCTTATTCAAGTCATTAATACGGTTTAGACCTCCGTCAATATATAATTCAGGTTCATCCTTTGCATTAACTTATAATTCTAGTCAAACAATAGTTTATAATACGGCTTATATTATTCAGCAATATTCATTTGATGCGGCATTTGATATCACCTATTATGATACCTTTATTCCTAATGTATATGTTCCTTTCAGAAATATAGAGGGTATTAGCACTATAAATAATGGCGAATATGATTGGAATGTAAATTTGGATGTTGACCCTGAAGCGTAAATGATTTATAGTTGTTAAAATATTGGAGAATACCGTATGTCCATAATATCGTTACCTAAAACTACATTTAATTTGACAGTTGAGAATCAACCTGTTTCAAATGCTCCACAAAGGGTTTTATTTTTAGGTCAACAAGTTGATGATACCAGTGCAGATGGTGTTTTAGTAACAAATATTCAACCAAATGGTCAGGAAGATGCTTTGTTTGGTAGAAGAAGCATGTTAGCCAGTATGATTAGAGCATTTAGAGTAGTTAATACGCTTAGTGAAGTTGATGCTATTCCGTTAAACGATAATGCGTCAAGCGTTGGTGCTACAGCTACAATAACCTTTACTGGAACCGAGGCAACAGCCGCAACTACGTTTACAGTGTCTATTCAATCTGAATATTTTTATAATTTTGAAATATCTGTATCAGAAGGTGATTTAACTACAGATATAGCGGCTAAATTAGATACCGCAATAAATGCTAGTGATACATTATTGGTAACATCAACCGATAATGTAGATGGTTCTATTACTTTATCGGTTAGTTTTAATGGTGAAGTGGGAAATAGCATATCAGTAAATATTGTTGGGACAATCCCAGGTATTGTGATAACAAATACTGCTTTTGCTTCAGGAACATTAAATCCTGATATTAGCACTATATTAGATCAAGTTGATACAATAAGATATCAAACTATTGTATATCCCTCACAATATGATAAA